AACGTCGCAACTCATTTCTGGAAGCGGCATTCGGAGAAAGCGGAAAGACAACCAAGACCGTTGTCAACTGGAACAAACTGAAAAATGCGGTTGAAGCCACCGGGCACAGCATGGATGAACTGGAAGATTCGTTTAAAAAGATTACGTCATCATCCAATAATGAAGCGATTCGAGGACTCGGAGACAATTATCGAGATCTTGAGGAAGCGATCAAAAACGGAGCGATCAGCGGCGACTTGCTGAATCAGATTCTGAATGAAACAGCAGGACTTACTACGGAAGCTACTGCGGCAGCCATTGAAGGCGCCGTTGACGCAACTTCCGCACTCGAGCAGTATAAACAGGTCGCCATGGAAGTCCTCCGTGGTGACTATGGCAACGGGCAGGAACGCCGGGATGCCATTGAGGCCATGGGTCTGGACTTCGATACCGTCCAGTGGCTTGTCGGAAACCTCAATAACGGTGTTGGATTTGACGCGATCAGTCTGGAATGGTTTGAATCCACAGCCCCAAATGCCTACCAGCATTTTATCGATGTTGTCGGCAACGGCAATTATGTCATTAACGGAGCAACCGGCGAGCTGATTGCCCTCAGTGATGTTGTTGACGAAATCGGCGATCAGATGGCCAGCATGACTGGTCGAGAGCTCTGGCAGGGCGGTATTCTGAATATTGCCACTGCAATCTCGGATGCTCTTGGGGCGATCAAAGAAGCCTTTGATGAGGTTTTCGGAAGTCCCGAAGAGCGCGGAAGAGGAGTACGTGCCTGGCTTGAGAGTTTCTATCGCATGACGCTGGGCCTGGAGATGACCGACGAACGCCTTGAAAAGGTCAAGAAAACAGCCAAAGGTGTTTTTCAGTTCTTTGGCGGAATCGGATACTGGGTTAAAACCTTGTTCAAGGCCGCCAAACAGTTCAGCAGACTTCCGTTGGCGCTTCTGGATAAGCTTCTCAGTTTGTTCACCGGCGGGCACAACATTAACCATGAGTTCGGTACGCTCGGTAGCGTTCTGGAACGGATCAGTATTATTGTTCAGAAGATTTCAAAATGGATTCGTCCGATCTTTGACAAGGCAATTAATGGTGTCGATGACGTTATCAAGAAGCTGAAAGACTTTTCCTTTAAGGAATTCTTTAAGCCGGTGGTCGATTTCTATAACAGTGACAGCCCGATCGCCACATTTTTGCGGACAGTCATTGAACCGTTCAACAAGCTGTTCTCCGGCGAAGGCAGCCTGATGGAAAAAATCAGCGGTTTCTTCTCCGGATTCAACAAGAATACCGAAGACATGACAAAGTCCATGGACAACGTAACCGACAGCGTCCGTGGTATGACCGACATATTTAGTGGCGTTCTGGACGGCGACGAGACAACGCTTAAAGACAAGATCGGAAAACTGTGGGAAAACATCAAGAAATTTGTCTCTGAAAAGTATAAAGAGATTAACTGGAGTAATGTCATCGATGTCGGAAAAATGGGCCTTGTCGGGTATTTGTTCGTGAAACTCAGTCAATTGTTTACGACAATGAACAAGAGTGTCAAGACGCTGACCCAGAATGGTCCCTTCGGTGCTATTCAGACGCTTGTTAATAATTTCTCGGCGCCGTTTGTCGCATTGGGGAAATCCATTGACCGAATCGGGAATGCCCAGCGTTACCTGATTATCGCGGCAGCAATCGGTATTCTGGCAGCATCTATTTGGGCACTGTCAAAAATCCCATCCGATGATTTCTATAACGTAACAGTGGTTCTTGGTATTCTGATGGCCATCATGGCAAAGATGGCAAAGAATATGAACGGGTTCTCGCTGTTCTCTAATAACACAAAAACCAAATCCAAGAATAATCCGATTAACAACACGATTAAAGCTTTTGAGAATCTAACAAGCGCATTTTCTGTCGATTTTAAAGGCAACAAGTTTAATTTCAATCTGTTTTCCAATGCCATGCAGGTCATGATCGGTATTGCCGTTCTGATCACTGCGGTTCTGAATACGTTTATGAAAATTCGGGGCATGGATATTAAAGATATTCATGATCTTGATAATGAGCTGGTCGTATTTGGTATTCTGATCGGAACAGTTGCAGCAATTGCCACTGTACTGACTCTGGCTTCCGGTGAAGCAAAGTATGGGACAAAGGCTGCTATTTTAATTCTGGCATTAGCAAAAGCTCTTGACATGATAACGACAACGTTTCTGAACCTGGCAACTGCAATGGCGGAAAACCAGCAGATCTGGCCACATATGCTTACGTCGCTTTTTCTAATCCTAACGATATTTGCAGTTCTTGGCGCGCTTATGTATGTTGCCGGGCAGATGTCAAAGAATACAGTATTTGGCAATTCGTTTTATGCCATTGCAGCTTCGATCATAGCCATTGCTGTAGCAATGAGTATTATGGTCAAAGCGCTCGATAAAATTACCGGCATTAAAAACGTTGGGCAAGGTCTTGCAGTAATGGCAGGTCTTGCTCTTGGACTTGTTGCCGTAATGGCTGTGCTTGATGCGCTAGCCAAAGGAACCGACACAGGCGCAAAAGGCATTCTCGCATTATCTGGCGCTATGCTTGTTCTGGCTATTGCTCTGCTTGCTCTGACCCCGGCGCTGGCAGTTATGTCGATGCTGGATCCGGTTGGAATGCTGGCAGGCGCAGCAGCACTAGGTATTATGCTTTTGGCGCTCGCCGGCATGGCAACTATCCTCAGCAAGATTGACACCAAGAAACTGCTGGTTGTATCGGTTGTCATGGGTCTTCTTGTGCTGGCATTAGGAGCACTGCTCCTGGCCATCGGAAGCTTCACGGCAACGATGGTCGGTCTGGCACAGCTTCCATGGGTGCAGCTGAAAGCAAACTTCCAGGCGATGCATGACGTGCTGAGTCCGGAACTTCCGCTGTTTATCGGCCTGGGCCTGGCTGCTGCCATGTTTGGTATCGGTCTGCTCGGCGCAGCAGCAGCGGGCGGTGTCTTTGGGCTTTCCTTCCTCGCCATCGCAGCCGGCATTTATCTGGTTGCAGCGGCTCTCCCGATGCTGATTGACGGCATTATTTACTTTGTTGATCGTGTCAATGAGAACGGATGGAAACTGGTAGAGTTTATCGGGCTGCTGCTAACGGCAATTATGATTGTTATGATTGCCCGAAAAGCAGAGTTTTTAGCAGTTGTATCCGAGTATGCTACAGGCGTTCTCAATCTGCTCCGGAACGGCAAGTTTATAAAGAATCTTCTTGGAGTACTGGGCGTTTTGCTTCTGCTTGGCGTTGACTTTATAAACAAAATGGTAGGGCCGATTGTTGAGAAGCTGATTATGATTCTGGTAACACTGATTAACAGCCTGGCCGATGCTATACGAAATAATAAAGGCGACATTGCAGGCGCTATCTGGAATCTCATAGAAGCTCTACTCGAACTTATATGGGAAGTGCTTGCAAGTATCGGCGGCGGCATCGGAAAACTCCTGATGAAACTGAAGAATAAGATCTTCGGCGATGATGATATTCGCGGCGGCATTGTTGTGGCGCAAGCTCTGGATGCCGATCATATGGAAATCGCGGTCGACGAAGAGGGCATTGAAGCAAAAGGCAAAGAAGCCGGAAGAGCTGCGAAAAACGCGCTTGATCAGGGATATTCCGATGGACTTTCAGGCATGGATGATATCAGTCTTGAAGACATCGACATGATGTCTGACGCGGATATCGATGCATGGCTTTCCCAGAATGGATATGCTACAGAAGGAACTACTACGAGCGACGCATATGTTGCAGGCAATGAAAAAGGTATCGCTGACGGACAAGATCTGCAGAATGGCTGGACCGATGGTCTAAACAGTGTCTTTAACAGCGGTTTGCTCGGTAGCGATCTTGGCGGAGACATGAACAGCCTGATGGGTGGATTCGGCGGTGTTATCGGAGATGGAACGTCTCTTGGTGGTGGCACGAATGTCCTGGGCAGTCTGCAGAATTATATCGGCGGAACCTTCGGAAGCCAGGAAATTACCGATCAGGTAACCGCAAGCGGCGAACAGACCGGTATGAATTGGCTGCAGAGTCTTGGGAACAGACTCACGGACGGTCTCAATATTGAAAACATGATTGGATCGATCGGCGGGTTTGTACAAAATACATTTTCAAGTCAGCCGACATTGGATAATTTCTTTAACGCCGGAACATCCGATGGCGACAGTACCGTCACTGGTATTGAAACCTACATGAACGGTGAAGATGCGAACCTCCGAATGTATAATACTGGCGTTAACGCCAGCAACCAGATTTATTACGGATTTACAGAAACCACTGATATTAACGCACCGGGAATGGTTAACTACCTTGTATCCGGTCTCGAAGTCGGTTTTTATGAGGATGAAAATCTGAAAGAACGGCTGAAGAGCATCGGCGCCGCGATTTATATGCAGGTTGAAAAGGGACTTCGCAAACAGGCTGGAATTAATTCCCCGTCGAAGGCGATGGCGGAAAACGGCATGTACCTGATGATGGGTCTGGCCAATGGACTCGAAGAAGGCAGCGATCAGGCGATGCTGACCGGAGAGAGCACTATGGGCAGTATTCTTAATGCGTTCCAGCAGGCGATCTCCATTATTATGGCAGCGATCAATGACCAGCTTACTATTGACCCGACAATTACGCCAGTGGTCGATTTGAGCAACGTCGACAGCGCCATGGCGAATATTCAAAATGGATTCAACGGCGGATATGACATTACGACGGATCTTTCAAACACCGTTGGACGCCAAAACCAGAGAGCACAGCAGATGGGCATTCCAGAAGCAAGGTTCGATACTGGCAATGAGTTCGCTGGAGGTATCACGGTCAACGTCTATCCGTCTGCCGGAATGGATGAAAAGGCGCTGGCGGACAAGGTTATTTACAGACTTACAGATAAACTCGGAAGAAGGAGGGCGGCAACCGAATGATCGTTTTTAATGGTGTACGCAGCGACGACGTTGGCATTGTCGTCGAACACTATCCGAAAATTGTATTCCCAGAAAGAAAAATTACAGTATTTGAAATTCCTGGTCGGAACGGTGATCAGATCATTGACCAGGAAGTTTATTCCAATTATGAACAGAGCTACGAAGTATTCTTTGACGTGAAAGACCGAGGGGGGCTGCCTGCGATGATGCCGCAGATAGCCTCCTGGCTTCTTTCAGGGACAGGGTACCAGCGACTTGAAGACAGCTATTTTCCAGAGTTCTATCGATGGGCTTATGTTAAAAACGCGGGAGAGTTCCTGAGTTACTTCAATGAGTATGGGCGGGGAACTCTTACTTTCAACTGCCAGCCGGAAAAATACTACAAGTACGGTGAAAAAGAAATTACGGTTGTCAGTGGACAGACTTTGTATAACCCGACATCATTCAGAAGCTATCCAATTTATAAATTGAGTCTTTCATCTGGCGAGGCAACTTTAAAGTTAACAGAAAACGGCGTAACGCGAACGATTACTTTGCCAAGTACTGTCAATACGATTGATGTAAAAAATCATACCGGTAATTATGAAGGTGACTATGACGCATTAAGACTTGGAAAAGCGACAACGATTGTGCTGGAAGGGATAGTTAACAGTAATGCATTGACCATAACCCCCAATTGGTGGACTATTTAGGCTGGTGACGTAAATGATACCAATTCTATTTGAATACAATGCAACGACGTTCACCGGAAAAGGCTTAGGCGAAATTGTAGAAGCTATTGAATGCACGGTAAAAGCGGCAGATGACAGCTCATATGAACTAGAACTTTTATATCCGATGACCGGAAAAATGCTGTCGGATTTGAAGATCAATCGCATCATTGTCGCAAAACCTGATTATTATCATCAAAATCAAGCTTTTCGAATTTATGGATATTCAAAAGACATCGAAGGAATGCTGACAGTAAAAGCTCAGCACATCAGCTATGATTTAAGTCAGGTTTTATTCCATCCTTATTGGTCGGCATATAGTGACTACCAAGGGCGTCCAGTATATGGATCATTCTGGAGCCCGGGTGAGTTACTACAAGCATTAAAGAATACCAATTATTTAATAAACGGTCAACATAATTTTACTTTTGGTGATCATTACGGCTACAAAGCATATCCGTACCAGGCGAATGTTCGGGTTGATGAGCCGACGACTGCCAGAAATGTATTGTTTGGAAGCAGCAACAGTCTTCTAAGCGAATTCGGAGGAGCATGTGTATTCGACAACTATAATCTTAATTTTTACTCTGATCCAGGATATGCCACATCGTACGTTATTGATTATGGTGTAGATCTGATTGATCTTGAGCAAGAAGAAAATATTGCGAATATGTACACTGGAATTCTTCCATATTATATTGGAAAAGACCGGAGTCATGAAGGAGAATCCGATTGGGGCGGACCACAGAGCGTTGTTATTGGAAATATTGCTTATGCTTCCGGGACTTTTCAACGACATCACATTCTCCCGTTGAATGTAAACGATCACTTTGGAGATACTGACATTATAGATATGGACATCTGGGGTGATGTATTACCCGGAGATGAATGGATACCAACAAAAAGCGTTGTTACAAATGTTGGAAAACAGATTATGAAAAGTTCTAATTCTTACGGGGTTCCTGAAGTCAGTTTGAAAGTAAACTCCGCCTATATTTCCAACGATGTAAAGTTGTACGATATTATTACCGTTCGTTTTGTAAAATTTGGTATTAATGTTCGATCCAGAGTAAACAGCATAACGTATGACACACTAAATGAACACGTGCAGGAAATCGAACTCGGAAAGACCAGACAAGGCAGTTTCTGGGATGCCTGGGGAGACAGTGAATACCATAAACGTGCGTATTAATCATATAAAGGGGCCATATTTATGTCACTGAGATACGATATATTTTCATACATCAGCGGAACAATTTATACATTCGATAATGCGTACATCAGTGGTACAAAGCCAAGCATAAGACAAAACCAAACCGACTTTTCAATTCGCATTATTAATATAACTTATGCATATCGGTCGCCGGAGCCAAGCGCCTGGGATTTTACATCTGCAACAGTTTCGATAAAACAACCAGACGGCACTATAACTGATGTTTCAAGCCCTACATTTCAACTTATACGTACTGCGCCATACGGGTCTACGGCTAAGCCTGCCGGTAGTATTACAATCCCAGGAACAAAGCTTCCGCACGAAATCGTCGGGACGTATACGTGTCTGTTTGTTTTTTACAAAAGTGGTACTGCTATTGCAAGCGGCGCAATAAAGTATACTGTTACGGATACTACATCCATCACGGAAAAGATATCTGAGCATATTATTTACTTTGATCAGAGCCGCCAACCGCTGCACATTCATTGTAGTCAAAATGACAGCAGCTCAAAGTTATCATTTAAGATTTATGATCCAGATCCCCGTGCGTATTATCCGTCGTTAAATAGCAATTACGTATATCTTCAGGGAAAACGACCTGATAACAGCGAATTGTTTTTAAAAGGTGTGGCCACAAAGGCAACTTATGCTGCTTCCTCTGGTCTGGACAGTCGTTGGCTAGTTGAATTCTCTGATATTTCACAAGTAACAGAAGTAGCAGGAACTTATATTGCAGAGATTGCGTTTTATACTCTTTCAACGCACATCCGTCAGCTAACATCCCAGCGCATTATATTTCATATCGAACCAAAACCGTAATAAAACTCTCTGGAGGAACAATCGATGATTACCTATACCTACCCGTTGGACGTTACTCCGGGAGCCAGTCCGACGCTTGTTCATGTGAGCCAATATGACAGCGCATTTACTCTGAAGTTTAATCTGTTTTCCAGAGACGGAACTCTATATTTTGAGACCGGTACGACCGCAAAAATCCGGGGAACCAAGCTCGACGGAAATGGCTACAGCGCGACAGCGACTTATTCCAATTACGCTGTTACCGTAAACGGCGACCAGCAGATGACGGCCATCGCGGGAGACAATCCATTTGAGATTGTGCTTACAAAGAACGATCAGGAACTGAGTAGTTCGAATTTTATATTACGTGTTGAGCCTGCCGCGCTGGATAAATACAGTATCGCATCAAACTCCAAGATTATGGAGCTTGTCGACGTCATCGACCGGACGGATGAGCTGATTGCGGCCAAGAATTCTATGCTTGCCGCCGTTGAGCAGTTCGAAGAGGACATGGCGACGGTCGAAAACTACGAGAACCTTACAAACAAACCGACGATCAATGACGTTGAGATATCCGGGGCCAAGACTGGGGCGGAATACGGCCTTGTGGATGCCGTTCCTGGCAAAGGCCTTTCGAGCAACGATTACACAAACACCGAAAAAGCGAAACTCGAGGCGATCCCCGAAGCAGAATCCGGCAAGGGATATTCCACGAATGACTTCACGGACACCCTGAAGAACAAACTGGAAGCCATCCCCGAAGCCGAAACAGGAAAAGGTTACTCCGCGAACGACTATACGACTGCGGAAAAAGAAAAGCTTGCGGCAATTCCGGAGCCAATCAGAGGCAAGGGATATTCCACAAACGACTATACAAACGAGGACAAGACAGCCCTCGGAAACAAGACAAACAAGCAGGCTTTAACAAGTCTGCTTGATATTTTACTCAGCAAGAAAGCGATTACAACAGCGCAGTACAATTCCATAATCAGTGAAATGTAAACTGCGATCAGTTCAGCATGGGCAGGAGGAAGAAAAGAATGGATGAGCTATTCAAGTCGGCTTCTGTTGTCGGAGACGCAACCGAAGATACGACCGACTGGCTGTCGATTGACCATGATTTCAGACAGATCACAATACCATCTAGAAAACAGCTGCTGGGCGTCACCAGCGATGAAGATGTAAACGTTCTTCACTTTCGATGCCCACGATTCTGCAACGGGATCGATCTCTCGGAGTTCGATTTCCGTATTAATTACGCCAACGCAAATGGCGAGGGAGACGTCTATCTCACGACGGACAAGGAAGTCGGGGACGACACAATTACCTTCAGCTGGACAGTTGGGCGGCATGCCTGTCTGTATGTTGGCAACGTGATATTTATCGTCTGCGCAAAGCTGTTCGATGAAAATGAGAACGTTATCCGTGAGTACAACACCGCTATCCACAAGCTTCCGGTCGTGGAAGGTCTGGAGACGCTCGGTGATATTTACGAGGACATCGACGCACATACAGATCTGGTTGAGCGCTTCCTGAAGAACGCCCAGGGTATCTTCGCCATGGTAGACGATGTCGAAGATCTGAAGCGGCGCACCACAGATCTGGAGTTGAAAATTGTCCGGAAAGTGGACGGCGCGTATGTCACGGAAGACGGCTATCTGTATCTGACGGCGGATGATGCGGCGATTGTCGGTCCTCTCGGCCCCTTCAACGGCGGCGGTGGAGGCGGAGGAGGAGGCGGTGGCGGAAGCACGACCAACGCCAAGTTCCTCGCAACCAATTCCAGCGGCTGGACATCCAAGACCATCGCATCGAATTCGACCGAGTGCATGGCCAGTATCACCTGGAGCTCGATCGAAGATGAAATGTCGACCGGCAAGGGAAGCCTGAAGATCGTTGTCAACAACGTGACAAAGGCCGTTCTGCAGGTTGAGCAGGGGATCGTGCCAATCAATCTTGTGCCGTATATGAGCGCGGGCGAGAATGTCTGCATACTGACGATCAGTGATATTTACAATCAGTCGAAGACCTTCGCGATGTCCGTCATGATGACTTCAATCTCGCTGTCTTCGTCCTTCGACACGTCCGTTCCATATACCGGACAGATCGACGTACCCTATACGCCGGTCGGATCGCTGTCAAAGACGGTACACTTTATTGTTGACGGAACGGAAGTCGGAACCCAGGTCACAACCGCGACTGGACGGCAGCTTACGTACACGCTTCCGGCGCAGGCCCACGGCTCACATACACTTCGGATTTATTTTGAGGCCATTATCAACGACGAGACAGTCCGAAGCAACGAGTTGTACTTCGAGTTTATCTGCGTGGCGGAGGGGAACACCAGCGTCATTATCGCAAGTTCCTTCAGCACGACGAGCGTTTCGCAGTATACGTCGGTTCTGATTCCATATAGAGTCTATGATCCGGCGAACGCGACCACACCGGTTAAGCTGTATGTAAATGACGAGCTTGTTTCGGAGCAGATGGTCGACCGGACGGAACATAGTTATACGTACCGTGCGCTGGAAGCCGGAACCGTTACCTTCTCCATTACGGCCGGAAGCGTCGTGAAGCAGATCGTGTTTACGGTGACGGAAGTGGATATCGACGTGGAAGCCGAGACTTCGAATCTGGCACTGTATCTGAACGCGCAGGGGAGATCCAACAACGAGGCGACCAGAAATGTCTGGGAGTATACCAATCCGGATACGGAAGAGACGATTTCTTCGCAGTTTACGAATTTCAACTGGGTTCTGGATGGCTGGCAGACGGATTCTGATGGCATCAACGTCATGCGACTGGTGGACGACGCCAGAATCACAATCCCGTACAAGATTTTCGAAAGAGACTTCAAGGCGGGCGGAAAGACAATCGAGATTGAGTTTGCGACGAGACAGGTGGCAGACTACAGCGCGACGATTCTGAGCTGCATGGCCGGGAACGTCGGCATCAAGGTCACACCGCAGAGTATTGAGTTTAGAGGAGCGCAGAGTACGCTGAACACCCTGTACAAGGACAATGAGCACGTGCGTCTGAGTATCGTCATTGAGAAACAGACCGAAAACCGCCTGATCCTGATGTACATCAATGGAATCATGTCGAGAGCGCTGCAGTACCCATCAGGTGAACGATTCAGCCAGCTGAGCCCGGTGGACATTTCCATTGGTTCCAACGACTGCGGCATTGATATTTACAACATCCGTGTGTACGACAACAGTCTGAACCGGATGCAGGTACTGGACAACTGGATTGCGGACACACAGGTCGGCGATCTCATGATGGAGCGTTACAGCAGAAATCGCGTATACAACGACGCAGGCGAGATCACCATCGCGACACTGCCGACCAATCTGCCGTACTTTATTCTGGAGGCAAGCGAGCTTCCACAGTACAAGGGCGACAAGAAGACGATCTCAGGATCCTTTGTGTATCCGGGGAACACCGCGAGGTCCTTTACGTTTGAAGGCTGCCAAATCAATGTCCAGGGTACGAGCTCTGCGATTTATTATCGAAAGAACTACGACCTGCAGTTTAAGAAGGGCTTTATCACGAACACCGGCGTTGTGGCGACCTACGCGCTAAGACCGGGTTCCATTCCATTTAACCGATTTGTTCTGAAGGCGGATGTGGCTTCGAGTGAAGGGGCGAACAACACGGAACTCACGATGTTCTACAACGACACCTGTCCGTACCGTACACCGGCCATGGAAGAAGATTCCAGAGTCCGCTACGGCATTGAGGGATATCCGATCGTGGTGTTCTGGTATAATCCGGACACGCAGGAGACGACATTCCTCGGCAAGTACAACTTCAACCTGCCGAAGCGCGCACCGGAGCCGTATGGATATTCGGGCAGCATGGAAAGCTGGGAGTGGGAGAGAAACAACTCGTCGAACGTGAAGTTCCAGGACGACGACTTCACTTCCATGACCTATGACGCGCTGACCCAGACGAGCTATCCGACCTGGTACGATGACTTTGAGGCCAGGTTCCCGAGTGATGAGTGGCGAGACTATTCAAAGCTCAAGGAGTTTATCGGTTGGGTGAAATCCACATGGCGGGAGGCAGCGACAAATGCCAGTCTGCCGGCACCGGTGACGTACACGCTGCCGTCTGAGGCGACAATCAGCCCGTATCAGGCAACCGACAGCAGCTTCACCGTGGTGGATGAGATTCTGAACGGAGTGGCGACAGGCCGAAAGATCGTCACCTTTACAAAAGACACAGCCGCGTATCGACTCTCGAAGTTCCGGGCAGAGCTCAAAGACTATGTGGAGATCGACAGCGCGATTTTTTATTATCTGTTTACAGAATACTTCCTGATGATCGACAGCCGTGCGAAGAACATGTTTGTCGGCTTTGACGGAAGCGAAATCACATAAGGAGGAAACGGTACTATGGCGGATTCCGACCGTAAAATGGACCGGAAGGCAGTATTCGAGCCGTACGACATGGATACTGCGATCGGTACCAATAACTCCGGTGTTCTGATGTTTTCTCCTTATCTGGAGGATACGGATACCGTCGACAGTGTCATCAGCGGAGGGGATTCCGGCGGATCGAACGCACCTGTGTACAATGCGCAGGACTCGGTTCTCTGGAATAACCTCCGCGACGCTTTCCGTGGTGAGATCACCCAGATGTACCGGGATCTTCGGGCGAGCGGCGTGTTCAGCTATGACCGGATCATCAAGATCTTTCAGGACCATCAGGCGTACTGGCCCGAGGCGATCTTCAACGAGGATGCCTGGGTCAAGTATATTACGCCGCTGGTTGACCCGGTCACGGTGGATGATGATACCGGGGAGCTCATTCGAACCGACCGGTATCTGACCATGCTGCAGGGAAGCAAGGAAGAGCAGCGGAAGTGGTGGATCTATAACCGTGGACGGTATCTGGACAGCAAGAATGATGCCGGTAATGCCACGGCGAACATCATTAACATCCGATTTTTCAATGACGGTGTTCTGAGAATCAAAATGGCGATCCCGTGCTACGCGGCTGTCAGAGATCG